TCGTAAACGCTCGGTTTGTGTCCGCTGTCAGGGTAGCACCAGCACCTGCGGTGCCATTATCATAGACAGCCGCCAGATTGGTTGTCGTGGCCGCTCGCGCAGCGGGCTTGGCTCTTAAGCCTTCGGCGACTTCATCAACATACTGTTTTGTCGCAGCCTGCAAGGCTTGCGTAGGGTCAGCATGAAGAATCAGCGCGCCAGTCAACGTCCCGCCGGAGAGCTCCAGCTTGGACGTATTCAGGTTGTCGAAGTTAGCGTCGACCTCGTTATTAGTTAAGGGCGCGTTTTTTACTGCCCGCAAAACAATAGTTGTCATACAGATAGTCTTTCTTGCTTTCGGGCAGCCCAGTAAGCAATCGCCGCCTGCCTACAACGTTCTTTAATGGTTTCGGAATGTGCTCTACCTAAAGAGGCGGCGCGCATCTTGTTGCGAGTTTCGTCTGTAAAAACACGGGCTTTGTTGCGCGCTATAAGCTGGCTCCTTGCATCCGCGTTGACCGGATGCGGACGGCCGACTCTAGCATTCGCTGCTTTAGCTATATGCTCAGGAGTTTGCTTTCGCCCTAGTTTAGCAGCTCGTTGTTTAGCCCGTGTCTCAGGAGACGCTTTCCGCCCACGGCTTCGCTTCCCTATCATTTCGCACTCTATAGCAGACTTAGTTTTGCCCCGCAGAGCGTCTGCTATTTTGCGCTTGTGCTCGTCAGATAGAGGTTTTAACACCCGCCCACGATTTGGGCAGTCCGCCGCCGTTCCGCAGTTAAAAACGACAACCCCCGAAGCTCGGGCGTTGTCAATATGTGCTTGTTCACGTGCGGTCAGCTCCGTATCCACACACGATTCTAAAATCACAAACTCAAATGCGTCTGAACCGTAGTGATTCCATGCGTTTTGTAGCCTAGGATTACCATGTGCGTTTTTGCGAAGTTTGTGTTTATGTCCGTTAAACCGTACTCGGCAGTTTTTTGCTTGCCCTATATACACCGCACCATCCGACTTGCGGCGGATGGCGTAAATGCCGGTGATTGTAGGCAGCATCTGCGGACTCCTATTAGGAAACCGTGATTGTCCAAGTAATAGACATGCCGTCATCAGCGCCCTTGTTCACAACAGGGAACACTGAGCGACACTGCATGGTGCCGCCACTAGAGGCGTTAAAAATACCGGCTTCAACTACAGCGCCTGTGCCCGTGCCGGCAGGGAACGTAGCGGTGTGAGTTACAACGGCGCCAGTCGATGTGCTGGAAGCCAGTGCGACACGACCGAGTTCGGAACCCAGTGCAGTGTCACCAACGTCGGCGGCGGTGTTATCAGAACCGATCGCCATGTGGCTCATCACTGTGGGGGTGCCGACCATGCGGGCAGCGATGAACTCTTTGCCGGCGGTAACAACCAAGTTCTTAACAATGCGGCTGTCTTTGACGTCGCCGTTCTCGTCGAACAGCTTAATCTCGAGATTACCAGTAATTTTCAAACCGTCGCGGATCATGGCGAACTCCTTAAAAAGATTGTGAAACACCCACGTAGTCTTCAGCGAAGTACGTTAAGTCGCAGTAGCTTTGTGCAGCTACAAGACCCGCGTCTGCTACAGACACCGATTCTACGCGAGATGTTGTAAAAATCAAGCTCCTGTTATCCCCAACAAAAGCCACATTGGAAATGCCTTTGGAAAACGAGTATTGTGCCCCATCTACGGCCTCAGACCCGTCGTTCATGGCAAAGCCATCTGCAATGTTCTTTTCATAGCTGACGACGTCGTTGTCCGCTACACTAATCTGCTCTACCTTAGTTGCTGGTGTGAACACAGTCGCCCGCAAGTCGTCCACTGATACTGCATCATCGAAGTCACGAATGAACAGCAACAGCGTAGCGATCGTGTCCTGCATCGTTACGGAATCGGACAACCCCTTGATGGCGGCTACAGTCTCAGCATCTGCCAAATTAAACACGTCCGCAATGGGGCGTGCCAGTGACTTGGCGACAGCGTCCAGCATCGACTGGGTATCTTGGAGGCCCTTCAGCGCAGCGGTCGCCGCAGCATCAGTAACAAAAGTAACGTTCTGGATACCTTTAGCCAGCGAGTAGACTGAGCCATCTATGGCCTCAGACCCATCGTTCATCGCAAAACCGTCCGCTAACACCTTGAGCGCGGCCACGCTGATCGCGTCGGGCGGGGTCACTGCATCAGACAGCGGTCTAGAAAGGACAAACGCCGTGCCATCTACAACGGCTGTAGCCTCTTGAAGGAACTTGTATTGGCCAGAGGTATCCAGCCGTGCGGCTGCAGTGAGCAGAATGTAGTCGACAGCAGCTACCGGCACCACGTATGTGGCGTCGGCTTTCAAACTCACTGAGACTCGGATAACCATCAAAAGTCCTGACGAATCTTGAACTTCAGCAGGTCATAAACCGTCTGAATCTGGCCGTCTGAAAAAGTTATTTCGATCTCACCCTGATAATCGCCTTGCTCACCTTGGAGCATTTCAGGCGCTGACGCTGGGTAGAAAGTCACTTCGCCGGCGGAACCGTTGGTTACAGCACCAACTACAGTGGCTGTTAGTGTCTCTGCACCAGCAGCGCGGAACTTTAGACGAACCGTAGCCCCCGTGACGTTAATCGCAGCACCAGTAGTTTCGTCCGTGATGGTGCAGACAATCGCGGGGCGTGTGTCGTTTCGTACGAGGCGGATTTTTTCAGACATGGTTTACCTCAATAGAAAGGGCGCTGGCGCACCTTGAGCTGCACGCCACGGTAGTCACGGATACGGGTCTTTGTGATGGCCTGTTCAAACATTGCCTTGTGCATGGCCGCAAGGTTAACATCAGTCCACTCTTTACCGGGCATGATCGCCAAGCGAGAAATGACGCCATTGACCAGTACATCGGCCCAAGTGTCGTAAATCCAGTCCTCAACGCCTGTCGCGTTGCGTGCGGGCTTCAACACAGCCGAGACTTTCATCACAGCGCGCTTGTCTGGAGTAGGGAATACCCTAATAGTGCGATCCGAATGAATCCAGTACATGCGGGGGCGACCTTTTTCGTCACGCTGCGCAAATGGAATCAGGCGGAACTCCGTGCGATCGAGCTCTTCGTTTTCCAAAACGACGGCGATGACGTCCTCAACTTCGGCTTCAGCGTCGAGATCGTACTCCACTTGGTTAGGAGCCACGTAGATCGCGTCGATGTCATCCTGCCACAAGTACGTCTTCTCAAAGAACTCACGCGCTGTAAGCGCCAAATACGTCTTGATGCTCGCGTTTGGGCATCCGGGTAGGTGAGGTATCACCAACGGGAGAAAATCGTCCCACGTCTTCATTAAGCAACTCCCGGTTGTGCTGCGGCGTCTGACCGAGTCTTAGCACCGATGCCGTTCTGGAACGCTTGGTAGTGCGCCACAGCGCGTGCAGAGTTCGCAGACACCTCAGCGTCCTTGCTGTACGCACGGTACATGACATAGTCAATCAGGGCGTTGGCATAGCTGTCACTCAAGCGAATGACCTCAGCCGTGGCCGGATTCTCGAGCTGTTGCTCAGTCAGTGTGTGCGCAGCGGGGATAGAGGCGTACATCACCTCAAGTTGGGCGCCCACCGCAGCGGGTGGGAACACCAGAAATTCTTTGTTGACCCGTGGGTCAAAAGCGAAGCGTTCAATGGTTACAGCGCCTGTGAGCGCGTACCAGCTGCGGTTCATATCGTCGAGTGACTGGCGGGTAATCAACTTGACCGCTGATTTATCCGATCCAGCAGCGACGTTGCGGATGACGTCAAGCAACTCAGTAGCTTCAGCGAAAGTTCCAGTGATGTCTTGGCGAGGGCCAGCGACACAGTTGTACACCGCTGTTTGAGCATTGCTGTCCGGCTTGAAGATGTTGATCTCTCGGTACGCATCGTTGAGCCATCCTTGAAGTTCGAGGGCAGGCCACCGCACGCCGGTCACGTCCTTCAAAAGCGTCGCGGCTTTTGAGATGATTTCGACAACTTTAACGGTGGCCATGTGTACCTCACTCGTCCGTCAACTGGACGTCGGGTAATTCTACCGCAGGAGTGGCTTCAGGGGTAGCCTCAAGACCTGCTTTCGGTTTGCGCGCCCGAGTTGCTTTGGGGGCGTCTTCTTTAACGACTACGTCATCGGCGCTGGAACGGTTCAGGGCGCGACGACCATCGTCAGTCAATGTCAGCTCATCGCCTACAAACATGGCAGCCACAATCTGCTGACCATCCAGTGTCGCACGGACTTTGTTAGCGTTGTAAGTGCCGTTCAGGCGTTTTACGAGTTCTTCAACAGTCATTCGAGTCTCCAAAAGTTAGAAAAGGGCCCCCGGAGGGGCCCCGTGTAGAGCAACGAGTTAGCCCTCGCCGCCTTCGCCTTCGCCTTCGCCCTCACCGGGCTCTTCAGGCTCCTCGATAACGACATCAGGTGTGCCGTTAATGATGCGCGCGTAAGAGAAGTCTTGGCCTTCCACAATCGTAGTGTACGACATGGTCTGGCCTTCGACGGTGCGCTGGTATGCAAAAGTACCCATGGTTCACCTCCTAAGTGTGATGGGCCCCCGAAGGGGCCCGGATCATCAGGTTGCGGAACCGACTTGGGCCACGACCAGAGCTTCAGGCTTGACAACCTTGCGGCCGTACACAGCCAGACCACGGACGATGTCACCGAAGTCAGTCTGGTTACGCAGAGGTTCAGTCTTGTTCACGGTCATTGCGAACGACACAGCGTGCTTGGTACCAGCAATCATAGTGCGACGCAGCTTGGCGTTGGACACAGAACCACCGGTAGCGGGGTCAGTCAGACCGGGAACCAAAGCTTTGCCGGCGGCACCGCGAGGCAACAGGTTCGACACATAGACCGTGAAGCGGTCGATCATGCCGATCTTGCCAGTACGGATGGTGCTGGAAGCGTCGCCGGTGAAGTAGGCCTGAGCCAAGTTCGACTGCATCAACAGGTGACGGTCGAAGGGCGACAGAACCAACCAACGGCCGTCTTCAGGCACGTTCTGCTCGTCCAACACTGTAGACATGCGAAGGATGGCCTTCAACACGTTCTCAGGAGTGGCTTGGTCGATAGGAGCGGTGTCGGTGCCCAAGTTGTAGGCAGCAGAGATCGCACCAGCGGTGGCGCCTTCGTTGGCAGCGGCAGGGCCTTCGGTCACGAAGCTGTTGAAGAACACTTCGTTTTCGATGGCGATCTTCAACTGCTTGGCAGCGTCCTCGGTGAACATGTTCATCAGGTTCATGTCAGACTGATAGGCCAACACGTCGTTGACTTGAACGCCGAAGTACTTGCCCTTGTTCACTTGCATATCTTGGAAGATAGGAGTGGGGACTTCGTACGACAGGTTCTGGCCAGCGGTGTAGTCGCTGATGCTGATCGAGGGAGCCAAACGGATGCGGATGGTGTCGCCTTGGTTCTTCAGTTCACCTTCGTAATCTGTGTTGCAGATTTCCGACATCATGGTGTTCTGGTAGAACTTGGCCAGCAACTTGCCAGACCACAGGGTGGGGATGAATGAGCCGGAATACGCAGGGTTGGTATTGAACGGCGCTTGTACTGGGAACGTCATTTCTAACTCCTAAGAGGTTGGGTTAACTGCTTCAGGCGGTCACTCGACCATCCATATACGCAGCATCAATTTCAGCTTCAAGTTTACGAGCCTCCTCGAGCTTGCCCTGTGCGCCCAGTAATGCTGCCTTGTTGAACATCGCTTGGACGTCCGCGTTCGTATAAATACGACCTTTGGGGCTAGCAGACTGTGCGGTAGCAGCGCTGCGAGTAGGTTGAATCTGACGCTCAAGTTCCGTTTTGGCTTTCGCTTTAGAGGGTTCTGCTGCAGGTTCGATCGACTGTTTGAACAGTTTCACATAGTGCGCAACACCCTCGGCGTCACCGTTGTTGAACGCTTGCTGCGCGATGGATTTACGTGGTGCTCGCAACAGCGGATCGACTTCGTTGAGCCATTCAACCCACTTGGGATCGAGGTTCACTTCGTCAAAGTCCGGCACCAAACGGTGCAGGCGCTGCTCAAACGTGGCTTCAGACACTTGAGTGCCGGTCTGGGCGAGCATCTTGCGAAGCTCATCGTTCTCGGCTTTCATGGCGTCTAAGTCCGCACGAAACTCCATGGCGACCTCACGTGCAACCTTGCGCTGAACTTCAATCAGGTCAGCACCGAATGCTTGGACGTCTTCATCTGTAACCAGCTTCTCTTTGGCCGCAGGCTTGGGTTGCTCAACTGGCTTAGTCTCGGCGGCTTTGCGGAATGACTCCATCTCGGCCTTGAGCTCTTTCAGCTGTGCGTGCAAGCGAGGAACTTCGGCATCGTACATACCCTTGAGGGTTTTGTACTTCTGCTCCCATTTCTCTTCCTGTGGTTGGGGTTCCACTGGCTTCGGCGTTGACTCAACAGGTTCTGTCGGCGCAGGCTCCGGAGTTGCGGGTTCTGTGGGCTCTGTCGGTGCTGGCGCAGGCTCCGTAGGTTCTACGGGTTGTTGCTGCTGACCTTCACTCAACTGCTTTTCGAGGGCCTCAAGCTCTTTCAACTGGGCTTCAACTTGTTTCGGCAATGCCATATACGTTTCCTTTTCAGCTCCATCCTCAGTGTCGGCTCCTACTGCGGTCTGCCGTTCCCTAATGGTTTGCTTTCGGTTACAAAATGCGGTTTATTTCAACCGCTCCAAAATCTCGGACGATTTCTCAACCGTCTCGAGAAAATCGGCTAGGACTTCCGCCCGCCCTTGAAGTCTACTGATCCGCACAGGGTCATCCGCATAGATCAGCGCCGTCTTTGTCTCTTCAAGGCGTTCCTTGAAAACCTCCAACAGCTTTTCAGACTCTGGTTGCTTGCAGCGTAGGAACGCTTGCATCTGCGACCGGGTGGGCTTTAGCCCTACGAATAGTTTCATAAACACATTGTACGACATGTTTATCAGAAAATGTCAACAAAATTTTTACTAGACATGAAGTTTATTGTGTTTATAATGTAGGAAAAGGAGTTTATATGAAACGTGAACGAATCGAGTTAAGTGGGTGTGTTTTCGGCAAGCTCACCGTGGTCAGTTTCGCAGGTACCGACAAAAACTATAACGCGAAATGGTTGTGCGCCTGTGAATGCGGAGAACAGAGCGTTGTGTGGTCTTCGGCACTACGCAGAGGGCTTACGACGTCCTGTGGATGCCACCGAAAAGCAGAAACCAAAAAGCGCCGGACGACCCATGGGCAAAGTGGAAAACGAAGCGCTACATACAACGTGTGGGCCGGAATGATAAAGCGCTGTACCAACCCAAACGCGCAGGGTTACGATCGGTACGGGGGTAGAGGAATAAAAGTCTGCGACGCATGGAAAAGCTTTGAATCGTTTTTCGCAGATATGGGTGACAAGCCGGAAGGCCATTCTATAGAGCGCGTCGACAATGACGGCGACTACTCGCCGGAAAATTGCGTGTGGGCGCTTGTTTCCGCACAGTCGCGCAACAAGTCAAACAACCGCAAGATAACTGCGAATGGTCAAACTATGCTGCTCGTCGACTGGGCCGCGCGTCTTGGTATAAACGCGAACACCATAACTAAACGCATAGACGAATTAGGGTGGGATGCCGAACGTGCGCTCAGCACCCCAGTTAGAAAACTTAAACCCCGTTTGGTCTAGGAGATACGAGGTTCCCGGTCTGCCTACCGCCAACCTGACTTCCGTCAGGCAAGATATTCGCTGGAGCGGGGCCTTGCGTCATGCCGGGAGCGCCACCTTGCTGCATCTGCCCTGCCACCATCTGGAGCTGCTGTTGCAGCTGCGCGATCACTTGTTGCTGTTGCTGGATGGTGCTGATCTGCTGGCGGTCAGGCACAATGCGATCCACGTTGCCGTTGAGGTTCTTCGCAGCTTCGCGCAGCAGCTCGGCCGCGCCGTCCATACCCACAATCTGCTGAGCCACAGGGCTGTTGAGCACCAACATCAGGAACTCGTTGCGGCGGACGGCCTCGGCTTCCTTGACCACTAACGCTGAAGCACCGCGTGCCACAACGTGGATATCGCCCTTGAGGTCATCGTCCTCAGAGTAGCGCATGTTGTCTTCGTACAATCGTTCGATTGCTGGAACGATGATGTTGTGGTCGATGTTGTTGATGACCTGCTTGATGCCCTTGCCGGCGTTGCTGATGAGCATCGACAAGC